CTTTTTGGGTTATATATTCCTGGTTACGTTACAACCGCCAGAACAAAACTCAGAAGCTTTAATTAATTTAGTATTAGGATATTTAGGTGGACTGGCTAGCGCAATTATTTCGTTTTATTTTGGGGCTTCTCATACCGGCGACAAAGGAGACTAATATGAAGATATCTCAAGAAGGCCTTTGCCTTATTAAAAAGTTTGAAGGCTGCGAGCTTGAAGCTTATAAATGCGCAGCTGGAGTTTGGACTATAGGATATGGTTCTACTAAAGGTGTAAAAGAAGGCGATACTATAACTCAAGAAGAAGCTGATCATCTTTTATTAGAAGAAATGGAAGAATATGAAGGATATATAAATAATTTGGTTGAGGTGGATTTAAACCAAAATCAATTCGACGCTTTGGTATCTTGGGTATTTAACCTTGGTCCGGCTAATTTAAAAGCGTCTACGATGTTAAAAGTTTTGAATAATAAAGAATACGAAGAAGTGCCTGCACAAATGCAAAGATGGAATAAAGCAGGCGGTAAAATATTAGAAGGTTTGATAAGGAGAAGAAACGCGGAATCTCTACTATTTGAAGGCAAGGAGTGGGGAAAAATATAAGGAGATAAAATGCCACATGCTACAACGCGTATTGCGTTAGCAGGTGAATATTTGGCAGCGTCATATTTGATGAGATATTGCGACTCTGTTATTTTGGCTCCAGCAGGTCATCGTTCCGATTTAATTTTAGACCATCAAGGTCAACTCTATAAAGTACAAGTAAAGACTACAAACAGCACTTATAAACGCAGAGGATCTGATTATTATCGCTGGGAAATACGAACCAGCAAAAGAACTCAAGATAACATTCGACAAAATAAAATGGTAAGATATGGAAACGGGCAAATAGATATGTTTTGCCTTGTTGCTTTGCCTATTAACAAGGTTTTCTTTGTTCCTTATACAGAAGATGGAAACCAAACAGAATATGCAAAGACAGCAAAAAATTTAAAAGATATTGACTCAAAAGAGTCTTTGATTAAAACTTTACTAACAATAAATAAAATACCAGAATTAGAGCCTTTAAATGACCTTACAGAAAGCAGTATTTAACCCAGGTATCAACAGAGAAGGTACCGATTATAGTAACGAGGGAGGTTGGTTTGACGTCAACTTAGTTCGTTTTAGAAAAGGATACCCAGAAAAATTTGGCGGATGGACCAAAAATACTCCTAACAGTTTTCTTGGAACTTGTAGAGCCTTACATTCTTGGGTTTCTTTGGGTGGAACTAAGTATTTAGGGCTTGGTACAACGTTTAAATATTATATAGAAGAAGGTTCTAATTTTAACGACGTTACACCTATAAGAGCTACTACAGCAGCAGGAGACGTTACTTTTGCTGCAACAGATGGCTCTTCTACGATTACTATAAGTGATACCGGACATGGCGCAGTAATGAATGACTTTGTTACTTTTAGCGGAGCTGTAAGTTTGGGTGGGAATATAACAGCAGATGTTTTAAATCAAGAATATCAAATAGTATCAGTAACAACCAATACCTATACGATTACAGCAAAAGATACTAGCGGAGCTACCGTAACAGCAAACTCAAGTGATACAGGAAACGGCGGATCAAGTACCGTAGGAACTTACCAAATAAACGTAGGACTAGATGTATATGTGCCTGGTACTGGGTGGGGTTTGAACGGCTGGGGCGAAGGAACTTTTGGCTCTGCTACAGCTTTATCTGTAACAAATCAGTTAAGACTCTGGACGCATGATCACTTTGGCGAAAACCTAATAATGAATGTTAGGGGTGGTGGCATCTATCAATGGACAGAAAACGATGGAGTAGAAACCAGAGCTGTAGATATGTCCGGTATATCAGGAGCTAACTTAGTTCCAACCGTAGGCTTACAAGTTATTACTTCTGAAAAGGATAGGCATTTGATTGTATTGGGTGCAGATCCTTTAAATGATGCAGGTACAGCTAGAACCGGTACAGTAGATCCGATGCTTATCGCTTTTTCTGATCAAGAGAATAATTTAGAGTTTGAGCCAACAATTACTAATACTGCTGGTTCGTTACGACTATCATCTGGCTCATCTATTATTGGAGCTGTTAAATCAAGACAAGAAATACTTGTATGGACTGATACTGCTTTATATAGCATGCAGTTTGTTGGACCGCCTTTTACTTTTGCAGTAAACCTAGTAAACGAAGGAACAGGATTGGTTGGCCCCAAAGCAGCAGTAACAGCGCCTTCAGCTATTTACTGGATGGGCTACAATAATTTTTATAGCTATAACGGTAGCGTTCAAACCATACCTTGCAACGTTCATAATTACGTATTTGGCGATATTAACTTAGTACAGTCATTTAAAATAAATGCCTTTACTATTGCTGATAAAAACGAAGTCGGCTGGTTTTATTGCTCTGCTGATAGTAACGAAATAGATAGATACGTCATCTATAACTATATGGAAAACCTTTGGACGTATGGCCAACTAAGCAGAACAGCTTGGTTGGATGCTGGTATAGAAAACTTTCCAAGAGCAGTAAACGGCGGATATTTATACGAACAAGAAACAGGATTTGACGACGACGGATCGCCGATGACTAACGTTTTTATAGAAAGTTCAGACTTTGATATAGGCGAGGGTGATCAATTTACTCTTATACGAAGAATTATTCCTGATTTTAAATTTATAGAAAACCAAAACGACGGCTCTGTTAATATTGTTGTTAAGACTAGAAACTTTCCTGGAGATTCTTTAACAACTAATTCAACAAATGCAATTAGCGCAACGACGCAACAAGCGTATGTTAGAGGTAGAGCAAGACAAATGGTATTGCGTTTTGAGTCAAACGACGACGCAACAAACAACGGCAACTTAGGTATTGGATGGAGATTGGGGGCTACCAGAATAGATATTAAACCTGACGGTAGAAGATGAGCAAACTATTACAAACTCAACTACCGATTGCTACAGGTGAATATGTGCCAGCTTCTGTTTTTAATAGACTTGTAAGGATTTTAGAGATAAACTTAGGATCAGTAGATCCGGATAATACGATACAATTATCGACTACTGAACGTGATTCTTTGAATTTTAATCAAGGCACGCTAATATTTAATACAACAACAGAAACGCTACAAGTATTTGACGGGACTGAGTTTATTGATTTAACGAGCCATCGTACTTACTTAACAGGAGTTTCTGCTACATCAGCGTTAGGAAGCGTAACAGTTTCAACGCCTTAACATATGGGAAAAAATGCTAGCAGAAAAAATATATTTAGAAGAAGAAAAATACGAGCTTAAAAACCTATTGCTCGCATATCCATCCGATTGGTTTTTAATAAAAGAAACCTTAGAAAAAGCTAAAAAATCTATTCCAAATATTGTAGATTTTTATAGGGGAGGAGGCTTAAAAGAACCAAAAGAAAATCCTTTAAAAAGCGTAATATCAGAGCCTTTAAAAGACGTTTATACCGTTCCTTTGTTTTCAGAAAAGTTCTGTCAAATATTATTAGATGAAATTGATAATATGCAAAAACATTTTGCATTTACTCCAAACCCAGACGAAGATGAGTTAAGGCAAATACCAGAAATAGTTTTAAGTGAAAAATGCCCAGAATTATATAATTCTTTATTGCATGTAGTTCAATCTGTTATTAACCCAATTTTATTAACAATATGGAATCGCCACGTTACAGGCGGCAATATACAAATAGCAAACTACAATTTAAAGGATAAAAAACAAGGTGCTTGGCACCACGACGCCAGTTCAGATGTTAGTATTGTAGTACCCTTAAATACAGGCGACTACAAAGGCGGCGGAACAGAATTTTTAAACAGGGGAATCGTAGAGCCTTTACCGACAGGTAACGGTCTAATATTTCCTAGCTATACTCACCTACATCGAGGTTTGGCGGTTGAGGAAGGCGATAGATATTTGTTGGTTTTTTGGCTTTATTCTGAAGAAGAATCAATTAACAGCGAAGAAAATTAAGGTTACAATAGTATGATGAATAAAATAGACAATAGCGGACAAGGTTTAGCAAGATTAGGTAGAGATGAAGA